CGGCCGCTTTACCAAGGCCGTGTTCGACGGGCGCGTAAGCATGTTCCCGTCCCGGCTCATGGCGTCCGCAATCAATGATGCCGTCGTTGTCACCGACGATGCCGGCAACGCGAAGATCACGAAGAAGCGCAGCCTCGGGCGTATCGACGCGGTATCGGCAGCCGCGCAGGCCATAGCCGAGGGCGTGCGGCGACAGGATCGCCCGATACCAGAGCGCAAGGGCCTGACATGGGCATGAAAAGAGACCGCCCCAGCACCCGAGTACAGCGCGATCGACGCTGGCCGGCGCTACGCCAGGCCGCCCGCCGTCGCGATGACTGGCAGTGCGTGGCGTGTGGCCACCGTGGCCGCGTCGAGGTGGATCATATACAGCCCGTGCGTAACGCGCCCGAGCTGGCGTTCGACCTGAGCAATCTGCAATGCCTATGCCGGCGCTGTCATTCCAGAAAGACCCGTGTCGATCTGGGGATGAGCATCGCGCATAACAGGGAGCACGTGCGGTTTATGGCCCATATCAAAAGCTTATCGTCTAATAATTGAAGACTTGTGCAAGTGTTTGATATACTGTAAGGCACGTGTACACGAAACAAACGAGATAGATTTATGCTGGAATCCGCGAAGATTCAAAAGCGCCAATCTGAGATTCGCGAGAATCTGGCAGGGCTGGCCGCAACCGAAGCGCCGAGTGACGATGAAGTGCGCTCGCTCAAAGACCTGAACCGCGAGTATCAGGTGAACGAATCCCGGTACCAGGCCGCGATCACTTCGGAAGACAGCGAACGGCGCGAGGCCGGCGCTGACCTTGAGACCCGCTCCGGCTCGGAATGGGACTCGCTGCTGGATCAGTTCGAAGTGCGCAGCGTGTTCGCCAACCTGGGCGGCGGCGAGAACAGTCCGCTATCTGGCCCCACGAAAGAAGTCGTGGATGAAATGCGCAGCAATGGCAGCTACTCCGGTACGCCCGTACCCTGGGAAGCGCTAGAGCAGCGCGCGGCGACGACCAGCGGAACAGTACCTGACCCGGTTAGCACGCAGTCGATCATTGACGCGTTGTTCCCCGGTTCCGTGGCCGCCCAGATGGGCGCGCGGATGGTTGACATCGGCAGCGGCGCCAATGAGTACCCGGTCAACGTCAACAAGATTGCCGTGGGGTGGGCCTCGACCGAGGGCGGCGACGTTGCCTCCAGTACCGAGTACAAGACCGAAAACCGCGTGCTGCGCCCTGACAATACGCTCGGCGCGACCGTTTCGATTACCCGCAAGGCACAGTTGCAGAGCGCGGGCATCGAGCAGGCAATCCGCCGCAATGCGCGAAGCGCCATGCAAACCGAGATGGATAAATCGGTATTCCAGGGCAGCGGCGCTACCGGCCAGCCACTCGGCGTAATCACGGGTGCGACTACCTACGGCATCGAGACTACGCCCGTGGATGCCGCGGCGACCTATGCGGCCTATCGCGCGGCGGCCGTCGAGTTCATGCTCGCCAACGGCGCGACCAGTGTTAGCGATATTCGCGCATTGATCCGGCCCGAGATCATGGACTCCATGGATGGCCAGATTTTCGATGCAGGTTCCGGGCTGACAGAGTTCGACCGGCTCATGGCCAAGCTGGGCGCGGTGGTGCTAAGCCACAACGCACTAGCCGAGCCGACAGGCACCACGCCCGCAAGCAATTCCTTGCTGACCACCAAGGCGGGCGGCGTGGAGCCCATCTTTATCGGCCGTTGGGGTGGCATCGACGTTATCCGCGATCCGTATTCCGATGCGCAGAGCGGCGGGCTTCGCGTCACGATGCTGGCCACGCTGGACTGCACCGTTAGCCGTCCCGAGCAGATCCGCATTCTGTCCGGTATCCAGTAATGTTCTGGGCCGCGCCAGACGGCGGGCTTGAAGTCCGCGCCGAGTCGGATGGGAGTAAAACCCTGTCCGGCCGGTTCCCGTACAACTCGCTGGCCACGCTGTCCGATGGTGGCCGGCGTGGCAAGCCGCGTAAGGAGCGGTTCGCCCCCGGTGCGTTCAAGCATTCCGTGGACACGCTGCGCGAGGTGCGGCTGCTAATAGGTCACGATTGGTCGAAGCCGATCGCATCGCGCGGCACCGAGACACTGATCCTCGAAGATGCCGAGGACGCCCTGACGTTCGAGGCGACCATTCCCCCGGAGGTCGTCGAGACCAGTCACTTCAAGGACGCAATGGCGTTGCTGGCGTCGGGCTTGGCGACCGGCATTAGTCCGGGCTTTTGCATCCCGCCCGAGCGCACCGTCGAAAACGCCGAGACCGTCGAGGAAGAAGACCCGGCCGAGGGCGAGGCGCTGATCCGCACGGTGCACGAAGCGATCCTGTCCGAACTGTCTTTGGTCACGAATCCGGCTTATGCCGAATCGTCCGTGGAATCCCGCTCATGGGATGCCGAGCCGCCCCGGTTTGCACGTCCGATGATGTGGTATTACCGATGATCGTTTACAAACAGGACGAAAGTCCGCCCGCGAAATACCCGGATATGGGTGATTATGACCCGGTACTGGAGGCGGCGCTATGGTCACGCATCGAGGTCTATATCGCGTATCGCTGGGGCGAGCGAGCGGTGACGTGGACGCTGGACGGCTCCGGCGATTGGACGCCGCCCCTGACTCCGGCGACCGTGACGACGATCGAGCGCTGGAATGGCTCGGAATGGCTAGAGATCGCCGAGACGGCCGGGCCGCTGGGCTACGATTTCGCGGGCGGTATGTATCGCATCCAGGCCACGGTCGGCAGTACAGACGATGTACCAGCGGATGTGAAGACCGCGTTCGAGCGGCTGGCCGGCTATCTTGAAGATGAAATATCCGTATCCGCATCGGCGACGCGCCAGAACGTGGATTACGGCAACGGCGTGTCGGTTAGCCTGTCCCGCCCCGCATCGTGGCGCGGTAGCGCCCTACAGAATAGCGGCGCTGCTGACCTGCTGCGCAGGTATCGGCGGGTATGAGCGCCCTAAGCAACGCTGCCAAGCGCACGTTCGATGCAATCGGCACGCCCATGATCTACAAGCGCACGACCCAGGGCGAGTATGACCCCGTGGAAGGCACCGCCGGCCCGGATGTGACCACGACGTACCCGATCAAGGCATCCCCGCCCGAAAGCTTTTCGATGGAATATATAGACGGCACGCTTGTACAGCGTGGCGATATACAGATCACGATCGCGGCGGCAAGTCTGCCGTTCGCCCCGGCGCTGGCGAGTTCGGACACGTCCGACGCGATCGAGCTGGACGGCACAACCTACGGCATTCTCCACGTTTCCGCTGGCTATGCCGGCCCCGACGTGGCGATCTATAAAGTACAGGCGAGGGGTTAACAGATGGGCATGCTCGATTGGTTCCGACGCCAGCCCGATGAACAGCGCGCCAGCTATACCCAACAGGCGCTGCAATTTCGTGCGGATACGATCATCGGCCGGCGCAATATGGCCGAGCTGACTGGCACCGTGCAGACCTGCGTGAGCTTGTGGGAGCACGGATTGGCCCAGGCCGAGACCAGTGTCGGGGTACTCACGCCCGAGATTCTAGGCATGGCCGGCCGCTCGCTGGGCTTTTGCGGCGAGGCGTTATTCGTCATGCGCGGCGATCGGCTAGTACCGGCGCATAGCTGGACTGTGACCACGAAGGGTTCGCGCCCGGTTGCGTATCGCGTTGTCGTGCCGGATACCGGCGGCGGTCGATCCGATACCGTGCTGGCCGGCGAAGTCCTGCACTTTCGTATCGGCCAGCCTGCCGAGCGGCCGTGGACGGGTACCAGCCCGCTGATGCGTGCCAGCCTGACCGCTGAAATGTTGTACGCGGTTGAGGATGCATTGGCCGACGTATTCACCAATGCGCCGCTAGGTACAAAGGTTATTTCGACGCCAGAACGTCCGACGCAGGACAACTCCAAGATCGAGCGTAGCTTCGCGGGTAAGCGTGGCCGCATCGCCCTGGAAGAATCCAGCAACGTCGATGCCGCAGGTGGCCCCGCTCCCGCCCAGGACTGGCGACCGGCTAGCTTGTCGCCCGAGCTGGACAAGTCCAACACGGCAGAGACGCTGAAAGCCGCTCGCGGCTCCGTTATGTCCGCATATGGGGTATTGCCCGCGCTGACCAATGAGAGCGTAACCGGCCCCGCAGTGCGCGAAGCGCAGCGGCATCTAGCGCAGTGGCAGTTGCAGCCGATCGCCAAGATGATCGCCAACGAAGCCGCGGCGAAGTTCGAGACCACGGCAGAGATCGACATATTGCAGCCGTTGCAAGCCTACGATGCCGGCGGCCGTGCTCGCGCCCTGAGTGGCATTATCAAGGGCTTGAGCGAAGCGAAGCAGGCCGGCTTGTCTGATGAACAGCTACAGATCGCGCTGGCGTTTTCCGGCGTGGCGACCAATCAAGAGCAGTAGAACGACCCGACCGCCGGGGGTAAATAGGCGGTGGCGGTTTTAGTCGTGAGTCACCGCCCATTAAAAGTAACCGCGACAGTGACGGCAATCCGATCCTGTTATGGATACTCCTTGGTTGCGCGGTC